GAGATCCACAAACAAAAGATGCTCTTGCTGCTTTCTTTACACAGCAAGCGACAGGAACACAAAACTTACTCGCAAGAACAGAGGGCATCGTTCTAAATCCTAACCTTGAGTTGTTATTTAAAAATCCTACTCTGCGTACCTTTAACTTTACATTCAAGATGTCTGCTCGTAATTCAGATGAAGCAGATGAAATTATCAAAATTCTTCGCTTCTTTAAGCAGGGATCTAGACCTCAAAGATCTGAGAGTAATCTGTTCCTCAAGTCTCCTCATACATTCAAGATTAAATACTTACATAGAGGGGTGAATGCAGAGGAGCATCCATACATAGGCAAGGTCAAAGAGTGTGCCTGCACTAATGTTGGTGTGAACTACACTCCAGATGGACAGTATGCTACTTACACTGATGGTAAGTTGGTTTCATACGCGATGACTTTAGCATTTAAAGAACTTGAACCCGTATTCAATGGTGATTATGCAGAAGATGGCGATGCTTCAATAGGTTTCTAAGATGTCAAATTACTTTAGTCGTTTACCAGATTTTGAATACGTCAGTAGACTTCCTGATGCGAAGATCTCTGATTACATTCGTGTCAAAAATTTATTCAAGAAAGGAACACTACGCGAAGACATCTTCCAAGAACTTGCTTTCTTCACCAAGTATAACATCAAAGGCAATGATCGTCCTGACAATGTAGCATTTGAAGTCTATGGAAACTCTAACTTTGATTGGTTGGTTTTAGCATCAAACAATATCATCAATGTTCAAACTGAGTGGCCATTATCACAGAGAGACTTTGATCGTTTCATGCTAGAAAAATATAGCACCTATGATAATCTGTTCAATGGTGTTCATCACTATGAAACTACAGAAGTAAAGAACAGCAAGGGTGTTATA